GAGGGCGACGAACTGCGGTTCAAGACCGACGACGGAAAGCTGGTCCCCCTGAAGGACGGCGCGGCCTGGTTCGCCAGGACGCGGCCCGACTACGTGGAAGCGGCCGACGCGGGCGGGCAGGGCTCGGGCTTCAAGGGCGGCGCGGGCGGCAATGGTGGCAGCAAGTCAGGCGACTTCGGGGGCGACAAAGACGCCCGCAAAGCCGCGATCGCATCGAAGTTCCCCGAGCTGGCGAACGCCGGCTAACGACCAAGGAAGCACACCATGTCTCTCTCGCAGATGCAGGTTTTCAATCAGTACATCATGCCGGCGACCATCGAGACGCTGTCGCAGATGGTGGACAAGTTCAACGGCGCCAGCAACGGCACCATCCGCCTGACCACGGCCGGCTTCGACGGCGACTTCCTGCAGTCGTCGTTCTTCGCCTCGATCCACGCTGCACAGCGCCGGGTCGATCGCTACGCGGCCCAGGCCGCAGCGGCCGCCACCGATCTGACGCAGCTCAAGCAGTCGGGCGTGAAGGTGGCCGGCGGTTTCGGCCCGATCCGCTTCGAGCCCGGACAACTGACCTGGCTCAGCAAGCCCACGACCGAGGGTGTCGAGGTGGCCTCGCGCAACTTCGCCGAGGCGCTGCTGAAGGACCAGATCAACACCGTCATCGCGGCCCTGCGTGCGGCCATCGCCAATCAGGCGGCCGCAACGAACGACGTGAGCGGCGGGGCCGGCATCAGCTACACCGCAATCAACGGTGCGCACGCGAAGTTCGGCGACATGTCCAACGACATCCGCGCGAACGTGATGACCGGCGAGGTCTATCACAAGCTGATCGGCCTCAACCTGAGCAACGCTCAGCAGCTCTTCCAGGCCGGCAACGTCACGGTCGTGGACATGCTGGGGAAGGCGGTGATCGTCACCGACGCGCCCGCGCTGCTGGTGGCCGGTGCGCCGAACAAGCAGTACGTCCTCGGCCTGACCGAAGGCGCCGGCACGGTGTACGACGGCGGCGACGTGATCTCGAACATCCAGACCACCAACGGCCAGACCCGGATCGAGACGACCATGCAGGTCGACTACACCTTTGGCGTCGCGCTCAAGGGCTACACCTGGGACGAGACGAACGGCGGCAAGTCGCCGACCGACGCCGAGCTGGCGACCGGGACCAACTGGGACTTGGTGGCGTCGAGCATCAAGCAGACGGCCGGCGTCTGCGCCATCGGCAATCAGGCGCTGTGATGGCCGGCAAGTCCATTTGGCTGGTCGACCACCCGACCTACCGCTACGCCGAAGACGTGAAGGCCGCAGCCCGCAAGGCCGGCCTGATCGTCGTCGACGCGGCCTTCGCGTCCGACTCGGATCGCGCCGCAGCAGTGGACGCCGACAAGGCCCCGAAGCTGACCCTCAAGCCCGAATTTCAGCCGGCGAAGGCCGCGCGCAAGGAGTCCTGAACCATGGCCTATTTCCTGCCCGAAGGCTCGAAGATCTTCATGAGCACCGGCCTGGCCGCTGCGAAGACCGTCAGCGCCATCACCAACGCCTCGCCGGCCGTCGCCACCAGCGCGGCGCACGGCTACATCGACAACGACGAACTGCTGTTCACCAGCGGCTGGGAAGACGCGGACTCGTCCATCTTCAAGGCCGACCAACTGACCGCCGACACGCTGTCGCTGCTGGGCCTGGATGCCACGGACACCACCTGGTATCCGGCCGGCACCGGCGTGGGCACGCTGCAGAAGGTGTCCGGCTGGCTGGAGCTGTCGCAGTGGCTGGACATCCAGACCACGGGCGGCGACGCCCGCAACGTCAACGTCGACCCGATATCGCGCCGCAACTCGATCAGCATCCCGAGCGGCTTCAACGCGATGTCGATCACACTGACCTTCGGCCACGATCCGGCGCTGGCCTCGCAGCAGGCGCTCATCACCGCCTCGCGCGGCCTGCAGCGGCGCGCGTTCAAGGCCGTGATCGCTGGCGGCATGACCGGGTACTTCTACGGCAACGTGTCGATGTCCGAAATGCCCACGATCACGAAGGGCCAGGTCAACCGCGTGACCGCCTCCGTGACCGTGCTCGGTCGCTTCATCTCCTACTGATCGGACATCCCGCATGGGCTTCAGCCTCGTTATCGCCGATGTGGTGGAGTTCCCCAGCAAGTTCACCGTCAACGACGGCGGCAAGCTGCGGGAGTTCAAAGTGACTTTCCTCGGCGACCGCGTGCCGCAAGACACGCTCGCCGCCGAGATGAAAGAGGCCGACTTGAGCCTCGGCGATTTCCTGGCGCGGCACCTGACGGGATGGCGCGGTCAGTCGCTGGTGATCGACGACGCCACGGGCCAGCCGGCCGAGTTCAGCGCGGGCGCCCTGGCGGCCATGCTGAGCGTCACCGGCGTGGCCGGCGTGGTGTTCACCGACTACCTGCAGGCGAACGCGGCCAAGGGCAAAGCGGGAAACTGAAGCGGCTGGCCGAGCTGCTGGCGGCCGGTCAGCTCAACTCGGGAGAGGACCAGCAAGATGCACCGCCCGGCCGCAATCTGCGCAGCGCGCTCGACGCCTTCTTTGCTGGGGGCGGCGGCGCGAAGCGTCAGGCCTTCCACCTCTGGCCCGAGCACGTCGAGGCCTTCGAGCTGTTCACGGCCGTGTCGACGCAGTGGCGCTACGGTGGCGCCGGCCCGACCGGGCTCGACTATCACGGCATCCGCGCGCACCCGGCCTTCCGCTCGCTGCGTCGCAGCCGGCGCGAGGTGGTGCTCGCCGAAGTCTCCATCATCGAGCGCGCGTGGCTGCAGACCGCTGCCGAAGTGCGCGAGCGCGAGCGTGAACGAGGGTAGCCCGTGACCGGAACGAATCCGACCGTCAGCATCCGCCTGAACCTCGACGGGGCGCCTCAAGTCGAAGCCGGCCTGAAGGGCGCCGCGGGCGCCGCCGCGTCGCTGGAGAAGTCCACGGCCGGGCTCGGTGCGGCGACCAAGCTCACCGGCATGCAGACGGCGCAGATGAGCGCGCAGCTTCAGGATCTGTTCGTTCAGATTCAGGCCGGCGGCTCGCCGCTGACGGCACTCATTCAGCAGGGCTCGCAGCTGTCGGCGGTGTTCGGCGGCTTCGGCCCGGCCTTCCGCGCTGTGGCCTCGCTCATCACGCCGACCGTCGTCGGGCTGACCGCTGTCGGTGGTGCCGCTGCCGGGCTGGGCGCTGCGTTCCTGATCGGCGCGAATGAGTCGAAGGCCTTCGCCGACTCGCTGGCGCTGACGGGCAACGCGGCCGGGCTGACCGAATCGCGCTTCAACTCCATGGCAGGCGCGATCGGCACGCGCACGCTGTCGGGCGTGGGCACGGCGCGCGAGGCGCTGCAGGCGCTGGTGTCGAGTGGCCGGCTGTCGGGTGATGCCATCCAGGCCACGGCCGGCGCTGTCGCGGCGCTGTCCCGCGCGACGGGTGAAGGCGCGGGCGACATCGCAAAGCGGTTCCTGTCCATCGTCGACAACGTGGGCGAGGGCGCGCGGAAGCTCAACGATCAGTTCAACTTCCTGACCGCCGGCCAGTACGCCTACATCCGGTCGCTTGAGGACGCGGGGCGCAAGCAGGAGGCCATCGCCGAGACGATGCGGCTGTTGGATGGGCGCGTCGGGACCACGACGCAGAACCTTGGCTACCTCGAATCGGCGTGGCTCGGCGTGTCCAACGCCATCGGCAAGGCCTGGGACAACCTGAAGGGGCTGGGGCGCACCGATACCGTCAGCGATCAGATCAAGGTGCTGCAGGCCATGGCCGACGCGCCTGTGCGCAACGGCGGCAACCCGCTGCAGGCTGAGGCCCGACGCGCGGCGATCCGTGAGCAGATCAGTCTGCTGCGCGAGGTCGAGCGCATGGAGAACCGCGGCGCAGAGGCTGCAGCAGCCCGTGCGGCGGCAGCAAAGGCCGGCATTGAGTGGGCCGACAAAGGCGTGAAGCTGGCCGGCCGTCAAGCCGAATACGAGCGCGAGATTGCGCAGGCCCGCGCGCTGGCCGAAACGTCCGGCAAGACGCCGGAGGAACTTGCCAAGCGGCTCGCACTCATCGCCGAGAAGTACAAAGACCTTGGCGCAGAGGCGCGCAAGGCAGCGGAGGCGCAGAAGAAGCTGATCGCCGATGGCGTGAAGCTGTTCGGCGACCTGACCGCGCAGAGCGGCGGCCTGTCCCCCGACTTTCAGGAGAAGTGGAACCTCCTCAACGCGGCGCAGAAGGCCGGCGCGATCAGCGTCGACCAACTGACGAAGGCGCAGGCTGTGCTGCTGGCCCAGCAGCCGGCGATGGTCAAGGCGGCCGAGGAGGAGCGCAAGCGCCTGGAGGAAGTGCGCAAGGAGGCCGAGGCGGTGGCGAAGGCCCGCACCGATGAGGCGAACGGCATTGCCAAGTACCTGCAGGCCCAGGACGAAGCAGCGCGGCAGGCTGTTGCGTCCGTGAGCGGCCGGGCAGCCGGCCTGGAGGACGAAGCCCGCGCGCTGGCCGACTCGATCGCGCTGAACATCAGCCTCGCGTCGGCCGTCGAGCGTGTCGCGCTGGCGCGGCTGCGTGAACAGCAGGGCAGCACGCGCGAGGGCTCGCCGGCATTCGAGGCCATCCAGCGCGAGATCGACGCCCGCGAGCGGCTGATTCGCGCCATCGACAGCAAGGACGCGGCGGCGGCCCACCAGAAGGCGGCCGACGAAGCGGTGCGGGTGTGGCAGCAGGCCTCCGAACAGGTCGGCGATGCCATGTATGACGCGCTGACCGGCAACTACGCCAGCGCGAAGCGGCTCATCGAGTCTCAGGTGATCCGCCCCGTCTTCGACATCGCCACGGCCGGCATTCGGACCACGCTGACGAACGCGCTCACCGGGGGCGCTGGCGCACTGCAGGCCGGCGCGAGCGGGTCCGGCGCGTTCGGCAACGTCGGCGCGCTGGCCGGCATCGGCTCATCCCTCGGGGCGTTCGGCACGGCGGCCGGCTTCGGCTTCAACGCGCTGATCGGCGGGACCGGCCTGACCGCGCTGACGGGCGGCGCGAGCATGGCGGCAGCCGGCAGCCTGGCGTCGGGCCTCGGCATGATCGCGGGCGTCGCCGGCCCGATCGCCATCGCGGCCGCGGCGCTCTCCAGCCTCGACAAGAAGTCGACCCCGCACGTCGGCGGGTACGTGCTGGTGGACGCACAGGGCCGGGTGACCGACGCCACCGCGCAGCAGGGCGGGCGGCAGCAGGCCGACACGCAAGCCGCAGTCGCCACGCTGGCGCAGAACCTGCTGGCCACGCTCAACACTGGCAGCAAGGCGTTCGGCGGGCGCGGGAACAACACCGTGCGCGCGGTCTTCGAGTCGGACAGCAATGACCCGAGCTGGGCGCTGTTCCACCTCCTGAACGACAAGGGCGTCAAGCTGGCCGGCTCGGTCGACGCGCTGGGAACACTCAGCAGCGACCCGGCGAAGGGATTCGAGGAATTCGCCGGGCTGGCCGCGACCTCGGTGCGCGATGCCCTGCTGGCAATCGACCTCCCGCAGTGGGCAAGCGATGCCCTGCTGAAGATCCAGGCCAGCGACGGCGCCGACGCGCTGGCGCAGACCGTGGCCGACATCGTGTCGGCGCAGGAGGCGATCACCGCATTCGGGCAGCAGTTCGCCGGGATGGGCGGCATGTTCGAACGGCTGTCCGGGCTGTCGTCCGATGCGACGAACGAGCTTGCCGCCTTCTCTGGCGGGCTCGACCGGCTGAACGGCAACCTGCAAGGGTTCTTCCAGGCGTTCTACTCCGACGCAGAGCGCGCAGCGATGACGCTCGGACAAGTCGGGGAGGTGCTGTCCGGTGTGGGCGTGGCACTTCCCGATACGCGCGATCAGTTCCGGGCATTGGTCGAGGCTCAAGACCTCGCCACAGAGTCGGGGCGGGCTACCTATGCCGCACTCCTGAGCGTGGCGGGCGCCTTCGCATCGGTGGTGCCTGCGGCAGAGGAGGCCGCAAAGGCAATTGAGTCGCGGCTACCCGCAGCAATTGACGCCGTTATCGGCAAGTTCCAGACCGATGCCGAGGCGTCCGCCTATCGCTACAGCCGAGTAGCGCAAGACCTGAGCGCGGCCGGCGTGCTGTCCGACATCCCCGACCTTGCGAGCGTGCTCACGGCGGCCACGAAGCAGGCCGTGTACGACTTCGCCGCGTCGTTTGTGAGCCTGCAGGGCGCCAGCGAAGAGGCAAAGCTCGCGGTCCTGTCGGCGGCCGGCGCATTGGCTGACCTGAAGGATGAGGCGGCACAGCAGGCGCTCGCCACTGTCGCCGCACAGAACGACGCCCGCGCAGAGGCTGCGGCTGAGATCGAGCGGTCCCGCGCGTTGTTCGAAGCCACGATCGACGACCTGTCGCGCGGCGTCATGTCGGCGTTCTCGGCCGTCGAGACGGCAGTCGAAAGCGAGCGTTCGCGGCTGGAGTCGGAGACGCAGCGGGCACTTGATGCGCTGGAGCGGCAGGCGGATTCGGCCCGCGGCACCTTCGACAAGCTGTCGGATGCGCTGTCGAGCCTGAAAGACTCGCTGCAGCAGACGATCGACGACATCACGGGAACGATTGCCGGCGACGGCGGGCGCGGCCAGGCCCGCGCGTTTCTCGAATCGGAGCTGGTTGCGGCGAGGGCCGGGAAGGCGATCGACACCGACGCGGTGCGCAGCGCGGCCGGGACGCTCGGCAGGCTCGACCCCTCAGGGTTCAGGACGAAGGCCGACTATCTGCGCGACGCTGCGGCCGGCGCGCAACTGCTGCGCGACCTGAGCGGCGCGGCATCCAGCCAGATCGTCACGGCCCGGCAGCAGATGACGGCGGAACTGGCCGGCATCGCCGAGAAGATGGTCGGCGCGGAGGCTGAGCGGGATCGTCAACTGAAGCTGCTCGACGGGCAACTCGACGCGGCCAAGGCTGCCGCGAAGTCGCTGGTCAACATCGACGGCGGCGTGCGCAGTGTGGCCGGCGCTGTCGCTTCGCTGGGGCAGGCGGTGGCGGCGCTTGCCGCCGCAAAAGCGCAAGGCCCGGCAACGGTTGCCGCCAAGCCTGGCGACTCGCCTACTGCCGCGCCAAATGTGGCCGGGACGCTGCCGGCCAATGCTGCGACACAAACGACAGTGACGCAGACGGCCACCATATCCGCGACCGTCGCCGCAGCGATGGATGCATGGCAGAAGACCAGCAGCGCCGACGTTTGGGCATCCGTAGGCGGAGCGGTCGCCACCAGGCCGATTGGCTCCAATGATCCTGCATCGGTGGTCATCACCGGGAAGGTGAGCACGTTCACTGGCGCCCAGGCAATCGCGTGGATCAAGGAAATGGGCGCGAAGGGGAACATCCGCGCCGTGTACGACGCAGCGAAGGCCGAAGGCATCGACATGACGAGCCTTGACGCGCTGATGGGGTGGCCGGCCGGAACCTCTGCGACTTGGGCAAAGCAGAACGGCCTGCCGGCCTTCGCGCTCGGTGGCCTGCACGAAGGCGGCGCGCGCCTGGTGGGCGAGAACGGACCCGAGATCGCGGTGACCGGCCCCGAGCGCATCTACTCGTTCGACCAACTGATGCAGATGGCTGGCGGCGGCGGGCGCGATGCGGCGCTGGTCGAGGAAGTGAAGGCGCTTCGGCAGGAGGTGGCGCGGATGCGCGCAGAGGCCTCTGCGGAACGCGTGGCAGCCCTGGATCACGCCAGCAAGACGGCGGCGCTCCTGAAGCGATGGGAGGGCGCCGGCATGCCTCCGGTGCGCGTCTGATGGGCTCGCTTGTCCTCAATGCCAAGCTGAACGGCGCGAACCTGTCGACGGTGTTTGTCGACTCGTCGCCCGAGGCTCACACGCTGACGGCGGACGGGTCGGAGATCAGCACCGCCCAGTCCAAGTGGGGCGGCTCCTCCGCGCTCGGCGGCGGCATCCTCATCGACCCCATCGGCACCTCGCTGCAGCTCCCCGGCGACTGCTCGGGCGGGTGCTGGTACTACATCGCCGACTTCACGGCGCTGTCGTCGCTGGTGTTCGTGTTCCTCGGGTCCGACACGATCGTCCCGCCGAACCCGGAGAAGTTCGCGGTCGGCGTGGACAACACGGTCGGCATCAGCGCCGCGAGCAAGATCGTCATTCAGGTGGGCGACACCTCGTCGCCGCACGTCTTCACGGACGTTGCTGTCGGCGCCTCGGGCGTGTGGCACTACCTCGAATGGAGCCGGGCGGCCGGCGTCTTCCGCGTCTCGGTCGACGGCGTGATGACCACGAACCCGTGGAGCAACGCGGGCACGCTGAGCAACCCGACGACCGACATCGGCGGCATCGCCTACAGCAGCGGCGGGGTCGTCTATTTCGACGACGCGTGGATCGTCAAGGGCGAGGCGCTGCACGTCTCCAACTTCACACCGCCGATCGCCGAGTTCGTCTATCCGACCGTTGACCCGGCACCACCCACACCAGCGGCACAGCCCCCGAAGATCATGCACATCAATCGCCTGTCTTGCGCCATCACCAACACCCCCGGCCTGACGGGCGGGCTGATCGTCGGCGCGGCCATCACGTCGCCGGACGGCGGCTATCGCACCTTCGGCGCCACCCACGACGGCAAGTCCTGCGACATCCTGGTCGTTGACGGCGCGGCCTGGGAAGTGCGCACCGGCTGCACCTACACCCACAGCACCACGACGCTGACGCGCGGCACGTTGGAGGACAGTTCGACCGGCGCGGCGATCCCGCTGTCGTCCTCGGCCATCGTGAGCGTCATCGCCTCGGCGGCGTTCGGCAACCGGATCGAGCGCGACGGCAAGACGGCCGGCCGGCGCGTGGTGTTTATGGGCGACTCGATCACGGCCTACGCGACGCACGTCATGGGGCAGCAGGCCAGCCAAACGGCGGGCAGCCTCACCGCGAGCTTCATCACGCTGTGGTGCGACGACGCGACCCCGGCGGGCGCCGGCACGCTGACGTACAACAGCGGCGCCAAGACGCTGACCTGGCAGCCCTTCGGCGGCGTCGTCGGGGCGGCTGTCGATGCGTCCGTCTCGGGCTTCCTGAAGGTGCCATCGGGCACCGCCGGCCAGGCGCTTTACCTCGTCTGGTTCGGCGCGACGCGGAACTACACATCCGGCGCGTGCACGATCACCGTGCAGGCGGACGGCTTCCAGATTTGGGCCTACGCGAACCGCGGCTTCGCGGTTTCGGCGATGGCGGCGGCCGGCCAGCGCTTCAGCCTGGCCGCGATGCCTGCCGGCGTGCCGCCGGGATGCGATGGCTATTACGGCATGTCCGGGGCCAGCGCGGAGGAACTGCTCGGCGCAAAGCCGCAGTGGTCGCAGATCGTCGCCGACGTGGCGGTGATCCAGATCGGCACGAACGATTTCGCCGGCTCGGTGATGCCGGCCACCTACGCGGCGGCGATGCAGGAGGTGATCGAAACCCTCCTGGCGGCCGGCACTGCGCTGGTGGTGTGGACGACCATCCTCCCGCGCGACACCGACAGCGTGACGGCCATGCAGCGCAAGGCGCGGGCGGCCTACCTGATGCGCCAGTACGCCGAGACGAAGGGCGGGCGCGTGGTGGTGTTCGACCTGGCGGCCGTCGCCACCGACCCCGCCACGGGAGACTGGCGCGCGGGCATGTCCACCGATGGCGTGCACCCGACAGGGTCCGGCGGCGTGACGCTCGGCAATGCGCTGGGCGACTATCTGGCCGGCATCGCTCCGGCGCTCCTGACCATGCCGACGAGCTATCAGGACACCTACGACGCGATCGAGAACCCGAACGGCAACCTGCTGGGCGGCGTCGCCGGCATGGCGCTGATGCAGGGCACGACCGGCACGGCTGGCGCTGGCGCCTCGGGCTCGATTGCGGCCGGGTGGACGGTGCAGCGCACGACCGGCGCAGCGATGACGATGGTCTGCAGCAAGGTGGCGCGCACGGATGGCGTGCCCGGGTTCTGGCAGCAGATCGTTCTGGCCTCTGCGGCAACGAACGAGGCCGGCCGGCTCATCGCCACCAACCAGG